CAAGATGGCATCTATTATCAAAGCCTCTCTCAAGGTACATGATGAGAATGCCTATAAGAAGTTCTGTCAAACTTATTCGGATGCAAAGGGACTGACGGAACGTAAACGTTCTTTCGTGTCTACCTATGGGTATGACAATGTCCCCGCGTATTTGAATCTAGAAACAGATACATTGATCAAGAAAGAGAACTTTGACAGATTCTCTCTTGAGGGTGTTACCGCATGGTGGAGAAAGAATGCCGTCAAGCGTTATGACAAACTCAAGGGTGATGGTCGTTTGCGTAGACAAGTAGAGACTTGGAACGTCAATGCAGACGATATCGATATTATAAGATAATATTCTTATATATACTATTGTGTTTTAGGATTCTCAATGAGTCTTCTACTTCACTTAATTTAATCCAATAGGAGAAATACCATGGCTATTATAACATTAGCTGATTATATCAACACAAATCTAGACAATATCGCGTTACCCGACTACACTGAACTTGGTGTAGAATCCGTACAAAACATTGTACTATCTTTTGACCAGATTCATATTGATGATATCACTGGCAATGTAGGTAAGGTAGACACCCACACTGGAGCTGAGATCGAACAACTTAGGTTGTCTTTCGCTGACGGTGTCGATTCCCAAGAGTTTCCACCCGCAGTTTATTATCGTGGTGCGGCCTTCAATAAACCATACGTCCTTGTATATGGTTACGGTAGATCCGAAGCGATTCGTGCTTTGGGACAAACAGAGTGGATCTTTACTTTGTTCTCTGGTACACCAGAACAGATGGAAGACGTACAGGCACAAGAGAACGAGGGATATCCCAAGCGACTAAACAAAGAAGTCGATATGCGTAAACACCTGAGTCGCAAAGTTGCAAATGGTCGCATCAAGAATACAGAGAAGGCGATTACCGCAGAGTTCATTAGAATCTACGGTAAGACACGAGATAAGACCTGTCGTAACCGTGTAGTGAAAATGGTTATGGAAGAGGCAGATACGCCACAACCGTATATCCTATATACCTCTGTCCCTAAAGTACAGGATTGGGTATCTAACCACTCTGCGGTAGAACATGTTATCGGTGGTGAGTTTAGTGAGGAAACCAACGCATACGGTGTATGTATCGGTGAAGGTTATCAGTATCGTGTTATCATGCAGGCTGTTAATCGTTACATGGAGACGGGTAAGTTTACCAACCTTATTGGTCATGTAGGCGCACCGACTTCAAAGGCGACACTAGAGATCAAACGAAAGAGATTTGTTGATCAGTTAAGCACGCACAGACAGGCATTGGAGTATTGTGGGTTGACTACATTCCCCGTGAGACTTCTTGGTTTCTTACCACAAGAACAGGGTAAAGAAAGTTTAAAACAATTAGTAAAATATTCCTTGCCAAACAACTAGAGTTTGTGTTATAATATACACATATTATGCGGAGTTAGTATAATGATTACGTTAGGTGTCCAACCTAAAGATGGAGGTTCAAGTCCTCTGCTCCGCTCCAATCTCTCTACCCCTCTTCGGAGGGGTTTTCTTTAAGTGCCGTCCTTGGCCGGTATAACATTACTCTTGTGCGTTTTCAGCGCACCACTCTCCTTACTTATTCCCCTTCGGGTGCTGTAGCAGCAGTTCCAGTCTTTTCTGCAACATCTTTAATAAGATTTGATGTCACATCCAATACACCAGCGGTTACACCAAAGACATCTGAACCGACACCTTTGATAATACCACCAGTACCGTCAATGGTTGCATCAACGGTGGAACAAGCAGACAAAACTAATGCGAATGCAATTGCAATGATACGCATAACTATCTCCTGTTTTTAGATTACTGGGTAACCAGACACAACGGTAATACCGTCTCATACTTCGACATTCAGTTCGTGAACAGAGTTATTTATACGCATAAAAAAAGGGACTCCGAAGAGTCCCTTAAAATGTGGTGAGTTAACCTCACTCTTATTTTTATACTTCTTATGTGAGGATGTTGTCCACACGGAAGATACGGTAGTATTGGTTGCTCTTTGCAGCAGCAAGACCATTACTAGTTGGAGTACCACCAACATATGGGTTAGAAGCCATGCCGTAGCGAGTCTTGAAACCGATTTTTGGTTGGAAAGTATCTTCACCAACAGCCTTAACCATCTGTAAAGGAACATATGGGCAGTAGAATACACCACTGTCATATGCGTTTTGACCTTTATAACCTACAGTACAGTAGTCAGTCTGGGCATATGGATCGATGTATACTTTGATACGACCGTTAAGTATACCAGCGAAAGTGTTACCAGTGTCATCAACCTGAAGGTTGTTAGACATAGCAGGACTATAGTCCAAAGTACCAGCAGCAGCAAGTGCAGTAGCAACATCTGAAGAACAGATAAGTACGTTACCTTTACCACGGCGAGTTTCTTTAGCGATCACGTTACATTCGCGATCGATCTGAACAGTCAGACCTTTGAACTTCTCAGCAGACCAACGACCGTCAGCATCTGAAGACAGATCGAAGACACCGCTCTTAGTAACGTTAGCTTGCAACGCACCAGTTTTTGCTTGAGAGTTGATAGTACGAATTACTTCGCGGTTGATTTCAGCAAGGATCTCAGTTGACAAGATGTTCGCCAACTCAGTTTCTGCGTCTAGACCGTGGATTGCTTTCAAGTCTTGAGCAAGTTCTAAACTGTACTCAGCTTTCAACGCACGAGATACAGCAGTAACACTTTGCTTCTCGATAGTGAAACCCATTTCTTTGAAAGTAGAACCACCACTTGAACCAAGTGCTTCTGCGTCAGCAGTAGGCATACCAGATGCACCAAGTGCAGTTAGACGGTTGTCGTCTAAAGTACCGTCTGGAGTAGCAGAGTCAGAGATGCCATTGAAACCAGAAACGTTGTCACTGTCGTGAGTACCAGCAGAGTCGCCAGAGAACTGAGTCTCAGCTTCACCGAATAGTGCTTCACGTGAACCAGTAGCACCAGCACCATAACGTGCCTTCATCGCGAAGATGAGACCAGTTGGGCCATTCATAGGTTGTACACCACATACATCGTATGCGATAAGGTTAGGCATCGCACGGCGAACCAAAGAGATCAAGATTGGATCCCAAGTGCCGATTGAACCAGTGTTAGCACCAGCAGGTGCAGCTTCGGTCATGAAACCCATCTCAGCAGAACGTGACTCGGCCATTGCGCGTTCTTGGTTTTCCAAGATTGCAGCAGTTACCGCTTTACGGTGGTGATCGGTGATTGCGCCAGCAGAACTTTCGTTCAGTACTGGAGACCATTTTTCGATAAGAGTATCGTAAGATTGTTGCATTTTAATAATCCTTACTTAATAGTTTTTTTGATAGCGTTAACGTATGCATCCATTGAACTTGAGGTTTCTACGGTTGTGTCCGCATCTTCTACAATTTGTTCAACTTCTGCGTTATCAACAGGTTCTTTAGCGAAGTGTGACTCGATTACGATACCTACTTTAGACGCGAATGTTTCTTCGTCAAAGTCGATTCCTTCGATAAGTCCTTTTAACTTCTCTACTTGGGTGTCAGCAAGTCCACGAGATGCTTCAGCGATGATTGCATCACGCTTCAGTACTTCGAGTTCTTCGCTTAACTTGATTGCGTCACCAGTAGTTGAGTTAAGTTTTTCTTCTAACTCAGTTACTTGTTCTGCAAGTTCGTCAACTAGGTCAACTTTTGCTTCAGGGACATCGATGTAAGATTCTACGAATAGATCTTTCATTTTACCCATGAATGATTCAGCGATTTCAGTACGGAGACCGTTCTGTACCGCAACCTTGTTATCTTCCATCCAAGATTCGACAACGTAATTCATGTAAGAATCTACTTTCTCAACAAGATCAGCTTTAACAGCAGATACTTCTTCAGACAGTTCTTCTTTGTACTGTTCTTCTAAACGATCAACTTCTTCGCTTAACTTAGAACGGACAGCAGCTTCAAAAATTACAGCAGTCTTCTCTTTAAACTCTTCTGAAAGAGTGGCTTCAGATTCTACCAACGCATCCAACTCGGAAGTTGTATCGATAGATTCTGCAACAGACTCGTCTACCTTACCGCCCATCATTTTGTCGTATGCAGCTTGTAGTTCACCTTTCTTCATTTTAGAAGCGGTGACATACATTGCATTCAACAGACCGGCTTTGGTCTTAGGTGCTTGTGCCTGTTTTGTTGCGCCAGCAGCTTTATCCACAGATGCGACAGATTCTGGTTCCGTTACCGGAGTATCATCCGTAGCTTCTACGACTTCTGCTTGTGCTTCTTCGAGAGTTTCCTCCACAATGTCGTTAATTTCTTCATCGTGAAGTTCAACTTCGACTTTATTTTCTTCAGTCATTATTGACTCCTTACATATTAGATTTGATTAACGAGAGGAAATTCTTAAACTCCCGAATCTGCACTTCGGATTGAAATGCTTTCGGTGCGGTTTTAATTTCTGTCTCCATATCTTCAATAATCTGGGGTTCCAAAATGCCGTTATTCCAGACCCAATCTACACCTTCCATAATTCCATTGACAAAAGCGTCAGGTGCTGAGGGGTCTTGTACGATATCTACCGTACTAAGAATAAAGTCGTCTTTGACATACATTGCGCCATTTCTTTGTTCCAGACTTCCCATTCCACGAGTTGACACACCCAATTGTACACCACCATCAAGGAGACCTTTAACAATCTTACCCATTGGAGTATCCAATATTTGTGCCTTTCCTACCACATCATTACCTTCGAAACGAAGATCAGTGATGAGGTGAGAAACTTTATCCAAGTTAACCGTAGGGCCTTCAGGGTGATTCAATTCACCTACCGCACGTTTCTTACTAACTTGGGATTCAACGTATGCGTTTACTGCCTTCTCCATAATTGGTTTAGGGTAAATACGTCCGTTTCTATTCTTTGATTCTGTTTGAATGAAGATTCCTTCAATGACGTAATTCTTATCGCCATTTTCTTTCTTCTCTACGATACATTCAAGATCGTTTTCTTTAAATTCGCTAATTAACTTCATTAGAGTTTACCACCTAGTGCTTTGACAGTTGAGACCAAAGTCTTCATTGCTTCAGACTCAGTCTTGAATACATCTAACTTGTCACCGTCTATATACACGCAGTAACCTTTAGGTTCTTTTACAATAACTACAGGAACCTTTACAGACCCTTTAGTCTTCGCGGAGTACACGGTTTCACCCTTATACTTCTTTGCTTCGCGGATCTGTTTAAATGTTTTCACTATAAGTTTTTTCCTGTTTGTACATTTATTTATACAAAAAAAGTTTTTTAGATCGAATTATTATTAAGAAAGTTCGTCTTCTTCAGATTCTTCTTCAGATTCTTCTACACCAAACTCATATTCATCGAGTTCTAGTTCAAGATCTTCGATCTCTTCTTCTTCTTCTTCTGGTGCGTTATTGAAGATGGTATCGGCTACCGCAACTTTCTCGGCATCCATAGCATCTTGCATCTTACTACCCAACATGTCGTTGAATAGATCTCCAGCGTTATTAAAGTTGGACGCCTGAATTGCATCTACAAACTGGTTTAGGTTCAGTTCCATCTGCGTAGGTTCTTGTACTTCAGTTGTTTCTGTATCACTCATGATTTTCTCCAATTAAAATTCGTCTTCATTTCCTGTCTCTGCATTAGATTCGGTTGCGATCTGTTTCAAGATAGTCTCAACTTCATCTTCTTGCATTTGTAACACGTTCTTCCAAACCCACTCTTTAGAGAAGTATTCCCCTACATACTGAGATACTTGATCCATAGTTTGTAGACGTTCTCTGAGTACTTCTGCATCCTTCAGTTCAGTGAAGTGGTTATCACGTATATAGTCAACCGTGATGTCGTTCTTCCAATTTTCCCAATCCAACTCAGTGATAATACCTTTAAGTATTAACTGTTTACGAAGGATATTTAGGAACAACGTTGCGAAGCGTTTTCTCAGACGATCAATGAACTTCTGGAACTTAACTTCATCTCTGTTGATCTCTGTCGCACGACCTAGAGAGAACTGGGCCTCTTGTTCCAAACGCGACAGTGGAACATTCAAAGATCTATATAGACGTTTCTGGAAGTATACAATGTCATCGATCTGACCAAGATTCTCACCGCCAGGCAGTGTAGAGATCTCAGTACCACGACCACCCTCTTTACGTGGTAACCAGAAGTCTTCCAACATAGACATATGTTTACGATCATCTTTCAATTGACCTGTGTTCGCATCGTATACTAACTTGTTACGATAACGAGACATGATGTCTTTCATGTGTTTCTCTGCCTTCTGTGGAGGCAAGTTACCAACATCTATATAAAAGATTCTGCGTTCAGGCGCACGTGCGAGACGGTAGATTACCAATGAATCTTCCATCATACGCAATTGGTTAATCGGTTTGATTGCCTTATGTAGGAAAGATACTACACGTTTTCTAGAAGGATCTAGTAGACCAGACGTAACATAGGATACTGAATCTGGACTTAACTTAACACCGGACTGCGTACCAGATTTCTCTTGGTAGATGTAAAACTCTTCGGTCTTCTCTACAATCTTTGCGTTAGTCGTGGGATCTTTCTTATATTTTACTTCACGAACTTTACGTACCTTTGCAGCATCAATGGGACGGATCTCTTGGATACCCGCCTTCAGGTTAGATTCGTTTACCACCAAGTGGTGATACAGACGACCATCTACATACCACGAACGGAACATGTCGTGACCTAACTCATTGAAGTTCAACATCGCGCAGATGCCTTCAAACTCTTCAATGATGTTCTTCTTAATCTTATCTGATGCTTTTACCTTATCGAGATCCAGACCAACCGGAGATTCCATTTCTGAACCAGAGATAGACTCGTTGATAATATCTTCGATAGCAGCATCGACTTCAGGATGTTGTGCAACACCCCTGTATTTCTGAATTTGTTGTGTGTTGTCCTTAGAGTCCGCACCGTCCATATCAATGTATGCACCGAAGTGTGAACCACTGGCAGTAACGTACCCTGCACCATCGGGATCAGCCGTTGGTACGATAGAAGGTAGTTTTTCTTTGTCCTTGTCCTTGGTCGCTCTCTTTATTTCAAAACCAAAGAGTTTTAGACCATTATTGTCTTCTGCCATTTAAAACCTCAAAACTTAATAGTAAAATGGAAGGGGAGACAATTCCCCCCTTCCATTCATTACTTATACCAGAATTAACTAGTAGTATTTGATTCCCAATATTGGATAGCAAATTCTACAGTAAACTCTTCGATCGCATCATTAGTCTCGTAAGACAATGCAATCTCCGACACATTAGTCGGGAAACAACCACGGAAGTTGTATGTTTTCAATACATCTCCATTGCGGTCTAGTTGATCAACTGACAGATCAGCTTCGTAATCTACAGGGTTAGACAAACCAGTATTTGCAGCGTGTGCATTAATACCATTCATCCAACGCTCCATAGCGTCACGAACACTGAAGTCTGTGTCGTTGATTACAGTTACAGTCCAGTTAGCGAAAGTACGATCGCCCGCAATCTTCAATTGGCGTCCACGGAACGGAACAGTTACCAGTGCCATTTCTGACACAGGTAATGCCGCTGTCTTACATAGGAAAGATGCAAGTTCTACATCTCCACCAGCGTAAGCAGGGAAGTTCAATGTTGCCTTGAAGAGATTGGGACGAGCACCGCCACCACGGAGTTTTGACTTAAAGTCATCTACACCTAATACAGCCATTTCTTATCTCCCCTTATACCGTGCCAACTACTTCGTCAAACTCAACACCAGTTCTAACTGCAACGAAATTCAACGTTACGAAGTTAATAGAACGGGCGGGTTTGATGAAGATTGAAGCGATAAATTCATTTCTATCAATGACTGCTGGTGTGTTGTTTGTTTCGTCACAAACGACACGGAAGTCAGTGATACCTCTTCGACCCTGTACTTCACGAAGTAAAGGTTCTACGATGTTTGTAAACTCTGCACGAGTAAACTCGTCATTGAATTCAAACATTACGTTCTTGGCAGCAAGAGCAATTTGACGTTCAAGAACAAGGAACAATCTACGAACGTTAATTCGATCGAATGCACTTGGACGTGATTCAAAGGTCTTGTCACCGAACAGGATAACACCAGCGCCAGGAATGTTGGCGATTGGGTTAACACCTGCTTTATACAGAGTATCTCTCTGAGTCTTGTTAGGGTTAGATAGAATGTCTGTTACACCCAAGTAGTTACCACGTCTCTGTCCAGCAGGAGAGAACCATGGCGCAGCTACTGCGTCAGTACCAGCGAATAGACCGGCGGTACCAGCGTTAGCTGGGATTTGGATGTATTGGTCGTTATACTTGTCATATACCTTGAACCAGTTGTTATCAACAACTAGGTATGATGATCGGGTACAACCACTCGCAAACGAAGTAGTGCTAGTTACAGGAGTAGTACCTGTAATCGAAGCCTTATCGGGGGAAGTAGTTACAACACAATCTTTACGTCCTTTAGCAATTCCAACAAGATCATTTACAACAGTGTTACCGTCAGTCTCGTTAGCGTGAGCAGGAGCAATCAACATGTCAACTTGTACAG